AAAAATTGGCAGGGTAGTCGGCCCCAGTGAAGGTAAACCATTCTCAATGGCATACCTCACAAAAAGCCTATATCCTGTGAGGGCTTCTCCAGCCGTGGCAATACCGAAATGGTATTCTTCACAATCTGCAGACGAAAAGGGATATTCAACCCTAATCGTGTGCGTTGAGAAATCTACGTGGTGGATCAGCTGAAAAGCTTGATTCTCCACGAGAGCCATAGCTCCTCCAATGTCGAAGGCTTTATCGATAAGCCAAGTATAGGGGATTGTATCCCAAATACGTGACAGTCTCGGAAGAAGTCCCAAAGAATCTACGGGGAGGATATAAGGTAACAAGCCATCTGCATATGCAGATAGCCGTATCTTAGACCTTATTCGAACATCAACAACAAAATGCTCGTCTAAGGTATCCAACCCTATAAAGACCCGTTCACCGTAGATCGTAGTAGGACGGAAAAGATTTCCGTCTCGCAACTTTCTGATGAACGGGACTAAATTGGATTGGACATCCTTCGCGTCCGAAATAGTGGGAGCTATCCCGAACCTGTACGCAAGTGTTGCGTCAGATAGGAATAGCAAAAACTTAAAGAAACCCCCGCGATAGTTACGAGACAAGAAAACTCTAATACCCTTAATTAGGTCTAGAGGTTTCAAAATCTCGTTAGCTTCGCTAAGAGTTTCAATGTAGTTCCCACTTAGTCCCCCAAAATGGGTTTCCAACGCGTCTTGTGCCGAGAGAAAGGCACCGGACGCAAAATTCGGAAACATGCTTCCAAAAACGGTCGAGAATCTCTGAAGGTCCTTATTGTGCGATTTTCGCACGTATGTACCATCAGATATATACCCAATGAGATCCTTTACCCGAGAAGGGTTAGGGTCATGCCGAAAGTAAATGGCAGAGTCATCGCGTGCAATAGATCGGAACGTTGAATCGGATGAAGGGTCAACACCCTCATACTGACTCATCCCGAAATAGTTGTACGTAGACATCTTACTGGGACTCGAACCATAGGAATAAGCGTATACCGGACCAAAGAGCACGGAATCGCCGACCTTCTTACTTCTCGTGAAAAGGTCAGCTGTATTAACCGTGTTTCCGTAGTCTGGATCAAGTGTGTTGGTGGTAAACTCCAACTTGTAAATACAGTTGAAAGCGTACCATCTCCACCCTTTCGATACTGATTCTCTATCGCCTACGATCCATAAATACTGGATATAAGCGCTAGAAGTCGTAACAATAAGGTTGGGTTTGTAAGCCCAGTTCTTATTATTAGGACCATCAGAATCGTATACGCCACTGTCGATATCACTCTCGATTGCTGAGAGACGGTCCTGGAAAGTACCCGAGAGAGCTGACGAAAGTGTCTGCTCAACCAGGGAAATTTCAGGTCTATCTCCAGAGAGACCGAGAGTGAAAGATTTGTGGTACTTCGTTTCTGTCTCATAATTTCCATCTTCGTCGGTATAATCCCGAAGAAGCGTAGAAGTCGTGAGGCCAGAAGTTGTAGCACCGACGATATTCTGATGAAGTACAGGATTTTCACCAGGAACACTTTGATGTGCTCTGATGAACTTCCACCTTCCTCGGAAGAACGTCCACGCCGTCTGAAATAGACGGTCCCACCTATAATAGGCGGAACCATAAAGGCGTGACAAATCTCTGGTGGGGGGCTTAATACCATAGTAGGTATTGGTGACAAAGCCCCGGGACTCACCGTAGGTACCATCAAAACCTAAATAGTAGTAAAGGTTTATTGGCTCCAACGGGATTTCAAGGTGCAAGTACGCATCCGCGGACTTGTTCGTGAAAGTATGTCCCATGACCCCTCTAGACCACGCTGCCGTTCCATAAAAATGAAACGAAAAGGTGTGTCTATCGGGAACATACACCGTGTCGACAAGCATGAAGAACTCCTCCTTTCTAAGAGATTCTAAGGGGTTTAC